CATAAACCCTTACCCCATATACGATTCTCACATCCTTCTACACTACACGTCTTCACAATCTTCTTCTACTAGATTGTTCATCTCTCTACGTATATACCAGATAGCTTTCTCAAGATCCTGTTTAGCGCTACCCTTGTTATTAGATCTAAGTATATACTTGATAGCATTACCTAAAGAGAATCCTAAGTCATAGTTCTCAATGATATCTATAACTTCCATACCACCACTACCCTGATAATGATCAGGATGATTTACCATTTCCCTATTTAGTATCTGCTTCATTACTTTACGTACTCCATATGGATCTTGTAATGTATTACCTTGTAATGTATTACCTTCTAGTCTGTGCTCAATGTCCTCTCGACTCATCTGACCAAGTTCATCCATCCCTAGTCGCTTTCTTCGAGCAATTTCTGCTTCATTAGCTTCACGTATTGTCTTAGCCTTAGCAAGTAGTTCCTTAAGCCCCTGTTGATCCATGTCCTGATGTGTTTCTTTCTGTTTCTGATAATTCTTCTACTTCTACATACTGTGCTAATGGTACAGGCATGATTACTAATTGAGCAATACGATCTCCCAGTGAATACATTTTTCTTTTATCCAGTAGTCCAGGTTTGATATTAAACGTAACCATGATCTCTCCACGATAACCTGAATCAATAACTCCAACAGAATTACTCATTGTTAAATCATAATTACGTACAGAAGAACGTGGGAACACAAGTCCCACCATTCCTTCTGGTATTTCTACAGCAAGTCCTGTACCATACACGATCTGATTATCTTTAGAATCATCTACAACTATAGATGTAGCTACAAGATCTGCACCTGCATCACCTGGCTTACCAAACTTAGGCTTCTGTGCCTCTGGTACTAATTTTTTAAATTGAATCTTCATTGACTGTTTCGTTTATTTCGTTTACAACTTCATTAATGTTATCTAAAATATCATGTCGAATCTTATCAAAGAATTCATCATTATCTTTTAGCAATGTTACAAAATCATTATAATCATACTTAGTATCATTATAAGTTACTGTCTTACCATATTTACGTAATATATCAGATGAACTACCTAGATTTATAAGCTCACCAATACGATCAATACCTACACCAAATACAATTTCAAAATCAACTGCTTTGAATGGGGCAGCCATCTTGTTCTTGATAGCCTTAATCTTGGTAACGTTACCATAAGCTTCTGTACCTTCTTTAGCAAGCGTCTTACTAACTTCTATGCGTACGTCACTATAGAACTTCAATGCGTGACCACCTTGAGTTGTTCTAGGATCACCAAACATCATACCAATCTTCTCACGATACTGACTTACGACAATGACACATGTATTGTTTCTAGACAATGCACCTTTTAACTTAGGATATGAATCACTGTTAAGCTTAGCCTTTCTACCAATAGAACTATCACCAATATCACCATCTAACACTTTCTTAGGAATCAATGAACTGTCTGAGTCAATGATGACAAGATCAACTTCCCCAGTCTCAATCATATCAAGAGCAATCTGAAAACCCTCCTCACCATGCGATGGCTGAGCAATTAACATACTTGCAATATCTACGCCTAAAGCAGTGAAGTAATTAGGATCAACAGCATGCTCGCCATCTATGTATAACACCTTACCACCGTCCTTCTGACAGTTAGCTGCAGCGTGTCCACAGATAGTAGATTTACCTGAACCCTCCCAACCTACAAGTTCATAAAGTTTCCCTTTAACGAAACCTCCCACACCTAGAGCGATGTGATCAAATGCAATAGATCCTGTAGAAATAAGATCATACTCATTGTGATTTTTATCTCCTAAAGATAGGATTGTACCCTCTCCATATTTTTTATTGAGGGCGTCTAATGCCTCCTGGAATTTGGATTTTCCAGTGCTAACCTCTTGCTTTTTTGCCATTTGATTGATTTTTTATTGTTATATAAAGATACAAAATATTCATTAAAAATAAAATAGCCCAAGTGTAAAACACCTGAGCTATTTGAACTCTACACAATCTAAATTACTAATCTTTAGATCCCTTCACCCATTTTGGAGTGTAAGGACAGTTTAAACATTTACTGCCACAGCAGGATCCTCTACTTGCTAAGAATTCCTTAGACAAGCTCGCAGGCACCACCTCCGCAGGCAACGGATTCGTTGAAATTAACTTCATCAGATACTTCTTTAATTTTAGTTATATCAATCTCTTTAAGTTCACTAATAAGTGAATTGTATTTCTCTTCAGTGATGTCCTCGAAAGGCGCTTGTTGGTAACTACCTCCCCAGTAGGGGAGCACTGACAAACCATTGTAAAACTCCCGATTTTCCCACATCCATTGACCTACAGTTTCCCACTCATTTATAATAGTTTCACCTTCGTTACCCATCATATCAAACTTACCATTTCCTATTTTTCTTTGAGAATCAATAGAAATGGTAGCAGATACGTTATGAGTGTTCTCACCATCTACATGTCCTGAACCAATCCAGTTAGTAGAGAAATGTTTAACTCTCTCTAATGTATCAAGAGCTGTCTCAGTACGAAGAATAGATCCTTCTGGTGCTTTAACAGGAATACGTACACATACAGTATCTGTAGGACGTAACACATCATCTTCACATAGCTCAGGATGATTAGCCATTAGATACATAGCAATGTCTTCGTTCTTATTAAAGCGCATTGTACGTAAGTAATAATCATTATGCCAAGCATGGATACCAGACGCTGTTCCTAACACTAGTGATGTGGTACCTGAAGGTTTAACACATGTGATACGTGCTGCTTCATTAATACCTGTCTTCTCTGAGATTAGTTGATTTACCTTTTTTGCAATGTGTGCTGCCACTTCTAGTTTGTATTTCATGATTTCTCCTGAACCAATACCAGTCATACCAATACCCAACAATGCATCTTTCTGTGTAGTTGCAGCCCAGATAGGACGCAAGTAATGAAAGTTTGTAAACCCTGCTTGTAATGTACCAAAGAACGCAGCTGCGCCTACACGCTCATTAAGATCTTCTTGACTAGTTACATCACTTACATTAACCTCACATAAATTACAGAATTGATAAGGACGTAGAGCAATCTCACAACATGGATTGGTACCCCAGTCTTTGTTGTTACTCCAATACAAACCTGGTTCTCCACTTCCTGATGCTTCTACACGTTTCCATAAATCCATGAATTGTTCTTCACTCACTTCACCACGAGGTAACACTGCAGAGTTGTTAGAACGTCCACGTTGTTCGTTAAGCTCCCACCAGTTACCATACTTACATGTAATCATCTCTTCGTCTGTGTAATCAAACAAACAGATCATTGCACTACGACGAATACCACCAGCAAGAACAGAGTTAGCAATGTGACATAGGATATCATGGCATTCTAAAGGTGATAATGTTTCACCTGGACTCTTTCTATCTAACACAGCCTGAACGTGGGTAAGACAAAGCTTAAGAGGCTCTGGGCCTGGTGCTTTACCACCTGCTGTTACAAGACGTGCACCTTTCTCACGAATAGCACGGAAATCAAACTTAGGCATGAATCCACCTTCTAGATAAGCTTTCATTAACACCTTTACAGAATCAGCCCAACCCATAATAGAATCCTCGATGAGATAGGTGCGAGCTTTACCTGGTTTAGTGATGTTTGGTAGTTCACTTACGTGATGATATTGTACTGAATAGCCTACACCTGTACCTCCTAACAATAAAAACATTGTCTCAGAGAAACTATGAATACTATCAATTGGTAAGTAACAACAATTGTAGATACGTGCGTTGTTAACTTCAGCCGCAGCACCTGCAAACTGTAATGCTCTCATAGAAGGCAAGATTTTCTTGTCTCTAATCATAGTGATGTTATCTTTAATTGCTTCTTCTAAGTATGGATATTTTTTAACCATCATTGCCTCGTAGCGACCTACAATCTCTTCCCATGTTTCTCGTCTGTTTAGCTCAGGGATATACTTTGCGTACTTGCTAAACACTGTAATTTTACTCAAGGCTTCTAATCCTAAATCCATATGTATTGTTGTTTAAATTGTTTAAAAAAAAGAAAGGCTACAAATATAACATTGTAGCCTTTTCCAAACAATCAGTTTTAAAAATTAACTTTAACTATTCTCATTATTACTAACTGATTTAGTTAGTCTTAATTCAAGGTTTTCAATTACAGTTTCTATAGCACCTTTATCAGCTTCTTTTCTAGTTCTATAAACATCATTTGATAGAGCAGTAGCTGTTTCATACATTATAGAATAAGTAAAAAATAATGTATCAGAAAGCGTTGTAATATTGATATACATACCATGAGAATCAAAGAAATCAAATAAGTTTCTAGGATTACCATCTATGATAGCTGAAATGTTATCATTATCTATTCCTTGTTCTCTTACGTGATCTTTAAAATCTTCAGGAAGATTGTCATCTTTTAATGACTCTAGCATTATTTCTAAATAATACTTACAAATAAGTTTAGAAGACTCTGGGTTCTTCTGTAATAATTCTATTGCTTTCATACTAATTCTTGTTGTTTAATTGTGTCTAAATCTAAAACTTCATTTTCTATATTAAATCCTTCCCAAACTTCCATATTAGCATCAAATGATATATCAATTTTATCTTCCCAATACTGACGTAAATCTTCAGACTTTTTGAATATTCTATGCTGTAATGATATTTCATCTCTGTGAAGATTATTTTTCATAAGCTTTATGACTTTAGGAAATTGTTCTTGAAACTCTTGAGAAGTTTTAGAATATTGACCTTCTTTAATTAGAAGAATATCGGTCTTCCATTTGTTATCTAATGTATATACAACTACTACAAAACCGTCTTCATAATCATAATCGTCAAGTAACATCTTAGTTCGTTCAGATTCTTTCTCTAAGAACTCTCTGAACTTATCTAGATTATCTGGCTTGAATAAAAGATATACAGCATTTTTGTACTGTACATCTCTTCTCACATCACTCATGTATCCATTTATATATCCATTATCTTTAAGATCATCTCGATTAATCTTAAGAGTGGGTACAATGAATATACTAGTTATAGTTTTACTTACATTCATATTATCCTTTAATGTTTACATTGCCACCATTTAAATAATTGTTACGAGATATATTCCATACGTCATTCTCAACAGCCCATTTAAGATTGTCTATTGTTTCTAACACACCTGGATACTTATATCCTCTGTGTTCAAAACCATCTCTAGCATTTTCCATGTCAACTGTATCTAGTGTATAGATGAGAGGACTAAAATAGTTAGTGCTATCACAGACAATAAACTTAGGATATGCCACTGTATATCCATCATCTAATAAATCTTTGAAATGATAATGTGCAGCATGCCAATACAAGAATGCTTGAATATATGCTCTTCTGTAAAGATAATATTCTTTATAGAAACCTTCAACACTCCAAGTACATTTTAAGTCATAAACTTGAATAATTTTCTCTTGATGATCTACAATCACCTTATCCATCATACTCTTAAACTTATGACCATGCACTGTATAATTTTCTACTTGTAGTTGATTATACACATCATATACGGATGTCTTAGTTTGATTAACAATAGATGCAGTGATAGGATTGTTACGTAATTCTGTCACAATATTTTCAGAATTTGTGACATCTTGTATAGATACAACTGTCATATTCTTACGTCTCACTAACATTATTTCATCAAAATACACTTCTGCTTCAGACCCCATAAATTTAGTCATCACAGCTTCATATTTAATCTTGAATCCAGAATCTTTATAAGCATCTAAAGATATATCATTAAACTCACGAGTGATTTCACCATCTTCAGTGATAGCTGCTCTCATATGTTTATATAAAGCCTCTACAAAATCTAACATCAATCCTGTTGGTGCAGATTCACATATAGATGGAAAGAACTTCTCATCAAACAACTCTGGCTCCATGAGCTTAGTTTCTACTAGTCTACCTATAGTGGCAGCTTTAGTTTCATCATCTACAATTTTCTCACCTAGTATATACTTTCGGTAATACTTTTTTCTGTCTTGTGAAAACTCCTTTAGACTAGAAGAGCTATCCATTTGGATAGCCCTATACTGTGCTTCTGTTTTTAATTCTCCTTTAATCATTTTGTTTTTTATTTTGTGATTCGTAATATGCTTCAACTATTTGTTCATGCATTCCCCTTACTTCAGAAGGAACACGCTTGAACCACCATCTAACTTCTACTTCGTATTCTCTACCCTGCTCATCTAATCCTCTAGGATTAACAAGCCAGAAGCTATGTGTCTTACCATTAAACTCTACAGAACCCTCATACCAGATTTCTGTGAATGAAGAGTTCTTATTGATCGATACTGTTGCTTGTGCTTCCATTTATTTCTTTTTTTTAATAGCTTTTTCAGCTTGTGTTTTGATATTATGACATACTTCGCACAGCACCTGTAGGTTATCCACCTCACAGAATAAACGTTCTACAAAACCTGGAAGGTCATTGGCACACATTAATGTACCAGCAGGAATAATATGATCTACATTAACTTGTTTATCAGGAAACCAACTCTTACATTGATTACATTGATATTCAAACTTCTGCCTCTTCAAAGGTCCTTTGTATGTACGCTTAGCTTTTGCTTTACATTCTGAGATTGGTTTCCACCATCTACTCTTCTGCCTTAAACCGCTTCTAATGAAACTCCAGAATGCTGATTCTGTCAATGTTCCACTATTTCTAGTCTTTGGCGTTACTTTTCTCTTAGCCATAATAGTATTAGTTGGGAGCAAATATAACTACTTACTCCCAACATAACAACTATATAGAATTCACTCTAAAAGAGATAATTCTCTGCATTCTATTAAGATTGCTAACAATGTTGCTCACCTCTTCCATAGAAACGGTAGGAAAATTAACTGAATACTTCTTAGCCTCTGCTGTAAACCCATCTACCACCTTATCCTGAAGACCTTGCATCTCATTGATTGTAAACGCTTCATCAAGCTCAAGAGCATCAAAGTCTAAATCATGAAGAAGTGTTGTAGCCTCATCACGAGGAACAGTCATGATTGGAAGATATTCCCAACATCTACCCTTGCTTTCACCAATACCAACTACCTTCATTGGATTAATTAGAACTAGGACAGACTGATCACCGCAGCCTACATAATGGATCTCATCAGATGTGAAGTGCAAACCTTCTGCACCACAATCGTCTGTGTTCCAACGACACTTAGCAGGATCCATGTGTACCACTTGTCCTACACGAATATCGAATGTTTGAGTGTGAGCATCTGTGAAACGATTCTCTGCACGATTAGGTAAGTCCATGTATAACTCTGTTAAGTTACCAATCTTCTCACCATACTCTTTCTCAACTACATCATCATATCCACCTTCTCCATCACATGTTGGACATACAGAATCTTCATCATCACAGTCTTCACCATAGCAATATCCACATTCTGTCCATTCTTCATCATGAAGATCATCATCGTGTACAATAGAATATTCACCGTCTTCTAAAAATACTGTGTACTTGTCTGGACTCTTCTTCCATACAGCCTTCACCTTGTTATAGGTTTCGCTGACAAACTGTACAAGCTCTGTACCACCGTGTATAGTAACAACATTACGTAGAGCTGTAAAGAATCCCTGCTTGGTAATCTTAAAACTATTCTTCTTCAAGAAGTTGAATAGTTTATCAGCTACCTCAGCACGCGGATTCAAACAGCACCACATCCAGAAGTTGTATAGAGCTGTGAAATTATCATTACAGTCTAAGGCTACTAATGGATTGTGATAAGATATAACTACCAAGAACTCTTCTACCAACAATGGAGGAAGACTACGGCTGATACCTTTAACATACACAGAACCATCCCTCACCTCAAAGTAATCAGGATAGCTAGCAAGCTTCTTAGCGCCTTCTGCCAATGCTTTCAACTTCTCGATCTCTTGTTCCTTTGTACGCTTGTCATCATACACTTCTTGCACCATACATACAGCAAATAAATCCACTTCATTCCTTGCATTACGTGCTCTTTGGAAATCATCAGCTGTAGCAGGATGCTTGCTGATAATATTCCCATCGTTTAGCACAACAGTAAGCACGTCATTAACAAACTTAATATTTGAATATGGTTTACCACCTATCATAGTAGTGCTACTATTAGTAGGACCAGATGGAACTGTGTTGTCTTTCAACAACATTTCCATAACCTTTGTGTCCCTCTCAATGAGAGACTTGAAAAACTCTAAACTTGTGTTCATTTTTGTGATTGTTTTATAGAAATGTCCAGTAAATTACGAAATAAACTGGACATTCCCAAGTGAAAATATTACTCTAATTCATTGATACTCAACTTTATGCAGCTTTTTCTAGCTCATTCACCTCTTGTTTTTCAACAAGGCGATAGTTAGATAGATTCATACGCATATTCTTGTAACGACACATGTCTTTCATGACATCTATTAGTCCTTGATAATCCCAAGCATTACCATAACTACCATGCATTTTATTACATAACTTCTTCATGAAAGGATGTTTAGAAAGTAGTTTATCTGTACGAGTTAGCTTAGTAAACATTTCTAAGTCATAAAGATTATGCTTAGAAGCATATTCATCAAGTTTAAGATCAGTGTTAGTTTCTTTAGCCCATGTCCAAATCATTTTCTCTTGATAATCATATAGTTCATCAAGATCTTTCTTTAAACCTGAATTAACTTCTTCTAATACATTACGAACATCAAACACTCTACTATATAATCCTTTAAACATAAAGATTAACTTAGCTGTCATCATTCTCTTGAATGGTTTGTTATGACCTTTTAAGAATGTAGCTAGGGGCATAAAGTTATGAAGATTGTACATCTCCAACACTTTAATCTCTCTATCAGACATAATGACAAACTTTATGTCATTCTCCACTTTCCTGAACATTCCAAATAGATGATCAAGAGATGATCGATCTTCTTCCTTAGCATATACAGTTAGATTAACTCTTTTGTGAAGACCTTTACCCTCGTACACTGTAGGAACAAACTTAGCATTAGTTCCTGTCTCTCTTTCTGGAGCTGTTGCTTGCTTAACATTAACATCACCTTTCTCCTTTATTCTACCATTCTTGGCAGCTTTAGGTTTAGCTTTGTAATTCTTAAGTTTGTCTGCAACAATCCATGCTTCAGGAACATCAATAGCATCTAAGTCCACAAATGAGTTAGTGAGACCAGCTTGTAATCCTTGGAATTCTGTAATAACAGCTCTCCAATGTGATCTATGACGTTGATATAACTTTAGTAAGTCATGATAACAACGCATGTCTGGATTACCTGAATTATGACTATTAACTGTCCAGTCTTTGTCTTTAGAGAATAGTGTGAAAGACTTGTTCTTTTTAATGAACTTAGTTGCCTGTTTGCTCCATATCTCTTTGATGTAACGACGTTTGCGATCAGGAAATAATCCTTCATACACTGCTATACGAGTACCACGGTTTATATTAGACAATCTAATCTCTTGATCCCAATGACTCTTACATTCAGATATTCTACTATTCCAGCTACTCATTTCATACTTACCTTCATACTCGTTAAGTAAATAATCTCTAATCTTATAGATTTGTTCTGCTGTGAAAAACTTAGCATTAAGAAGTGTAGGTGTATGCTGTGGTATATTAGAGAAACCTAATAATCCAGAAATTTCCCACTCATTACCATTGTGATTTTTTATGTGTCTATTGCTATTAGAATAATAATCAATTACAGCACGTACATTGTCTGTATCTACAATAGATTCATTATACTTAACCATCAACTCATCAGCAATAAGTTCTACCTTCTTCTTAATGATTTGCTTAGCTTCCTGTGTATATCGTAATGATTCACGATTAGGCGTAGGAAACAAACCATCTGTAAGACTGAAGCGTAAACCTATATTACTAGATAAACGACTAAGCTTATTACCTTTCTTATCAATCAAATCAAGTTTTGTAAGATCTAATGGATAATACACATTGTCTAGACAAACATGTAGATAGCTATCACTACATAAATCAGATACTTGATAGTGCTCAGCACGATGTATCTTAAACTTGTTATCAATACCTTCTACATTGAAATAGACGCTCTCGAAGTATGCTAGCTGCTCTTTAATCTTTGTAATAAAGTCAAGACGGTCACCGTATTTAACAGGGATCATGATCTTTACACCATTGCGTTCAGAAGTTGCCTTTTCATATAGCAAATCTATGGAGTTGGTTTCTTCTCCCTCATACATCATATACTTCCTTTCCATGCCATCCTTACGACATGTGAAATAGAAACTGGAAGAATACGCAAGAGGAGCCTTGAAACCTAAGCCCATCATACCAAGCTCTGTAGTACTATTACGCTTGGTTGACTTACCATACTTACTGATAATATTTGCTACATCATCTGCATCTAGTCCTATACCAAAATCCTCTACAGTGAATTCCCAAGAACTAGATCCACCACTTTGTTGTAAACCTACAACAATAGGATCTGTTATTCCTGCTCTACGGTGACTGTCAAGTGCATTACTTGCACACTCTCTAACAGTGGAACCGATAGCATCTGAATATAAACTCTTACTTAACATTTGCATCAATACCTGTGCGCTGTCCAAATCTAAGGACATCTCTACAGTGTCATGTGATGCACCGTCTTGATAAATTAAAGATTGTGTTTGTTTTTCTAAAATCATGATTTCTAGTTTTAAGTTTCTACTTTTTCTAACCAGTCTATTTCAAAACCGTTGTTTTCTTTTATTATTTTATTAACTTTTGTAAACGCTCCTTCTGTTTCCCAATCTCCATTTCTATAAGAAGCTGATGCTGGATGACTAATTGGAAACTGCCAATCAAATCCTGTTAGATACTTTCTAACCTTCGATGCTTCTTTACCTAAAAATATTGTTGGTATTCCAGAGAATGCAAATACATTGGTAAACAGATAATTATTAAGAGGTTCCCATAATTCTAAATGAGCTCCTGCTTTATTAAGTTCTGTTGTCAATGCTGCATTATACATGAACACTCCTTGATGAGCTAGATAGCTAACATCTGGATTCTTTTTCCTATCAAGGGCAAATCCACGATATAACTCTCTTTCTATTCCACCATAGAACTGTTCCAGGCTTGGCTGTAATGCACCTGTTGTGCTACAGCCCATCAGTAGACCGTCGGCTACTGGATTTCCACTTCTTAGTACATGATAAGGACACATGCCTACAATGATAACCTTAATCTCATTAAAAGGAGTTTCTCTAAAGCATCTAAACACATTCTCAGAGAGAGGGAGAATCATCTTCCCCCTCTTACTCTCTGATTTTAAATGTGCATAAATCTTATCGCACTCCTCACTTTCAATGAATGGTTTCATCTTGTCATGCCAACTCTCATGAAACATTTCTTTGAAATTGTCCCAAATCATAATGATAATTCTAATTGTCTATATTCTTGTACAATAATATTAGCTGGTTTTTGTTGTGCAACTAGTTCACCATGTACATTAACAAAGAAGCTATGAGCACTAATGTGATCACTCATCCAATTAACTGGATGTGTCTCCTTCATAGAGAACGTAGTGTGTTGATAGAGCTCCCATAAACTGCTCTCAGCGCCATAATTATGTGTAGGACGTTGTAACTCCTTACGGATGATGTTCATCTCGCTAGAGCTAATAAATCCTTCTTCTACAACCATGCGTCCAATCAATTCACCTTGCTGTCTTTTGGTAAGCTCTACTTGCTTCATCATCTCACGTTGGATTTGCATCTCACGGAATGAATCACCTGCACTCTTGATGTACTCAGTGATAGATTGTGGTGTGAATTCTTGAATGTCACCTACGTGTTTACGTTTGAATGTACCCATATCACCATTCACCATACCGTTAGCACAGATGAATACATGTATACCAATAGCAAACTTCAAGCTCACTTGCTTGTTGTAGCTATTCTGCCATCCAATCTGTATTTGCATTTCTGAAT